GGATAAACAACTCTAAGTATATTAGAGTAGAAGTAGGAGAGCAAGGTTCTTATCCTGTATCTGCTGCACCATTTGGACATGGAGCTTATTCTAACCCAATTAAAGCAACTGATGAAACTATTGTTCCAACAGCTGTATTCCAAACTAGTTCAATAGATAACACAACTGGTAACCCACAATTTTATGCTGGATTTGATTTTGAATCAATTGGTATAAAAGATGATAACGCTAACTATATGAAACCTCTACCTGAAAGTGTAGGAGTTGGTTCAAATGTAGTATTTGGATTTGATGGAAATGTAAGTGGAGTTGGTTTAACATTAGAAATGACTGGTTCTGATTCATCAGACATGATTAAGAGACAATTCTCTTTAGGTTTCCAAGGTGGATTTGATGGAATGAGTCCTAATAGAGAAATCGCTTTAGGTTCTTCTATTTCAACTGGAAATTCACAAGGATTTGATTTAACTGACTCAACTAAGTTTGGTTCTAAGGCATATGCAAAAGCTGTAAATGCTATATCAAATGCAGATGAGTATGATATTAACATGGTAGTAACACCAGGTATTGTAAGAAGACTACACCCTGCAGTTACAACTGATGTATTGGATATGGTTGAGGCTAGACAAGATTGTTTCTATATTTCTGATTTAACTGGAGTAAACGATACAATAACACAAGTAACATCTCAGGCTAATGCAATTGATTCAAACTATGTAGGTTCTTACTACCCTTGGATTAAGACAGTAGACTCTAATACAAATAAACTAGTTTCAGTACCACCATCGGTATTACTTCCAGCAGTATACGCAGCAAATGATGCTATATCGGCAGAATGGTTTGCTCCTGCAGGTCTTAATAGAGGAGGTATTATTGGAGCAGTTAGTGTATTAAATAGATTGACACACTCTGAAAGAGATACTTTATATGAAAACAAAGTAAATCCTATTGCTTCTTTCCCTGGACAAGGTATCGTTGCATTTGGACAAAAGACTTTACAAGATAAGGCTTCGGCATTAGATAGAATTAATGTTAGAAGATTATTAATCAATGTTAAAAAGTTTGTTGCTTCTACATCTAGATTCTTAGTATTTGAACAAAATACTGCTCAGACAAGAGGTAGATTCATTAATACTGTACAACCTTATTTAGAAGGAATACAACAAAGACAAGGATTGTATGCATTTAAAGTAGTTATGGATGAATCTAACAACGGACCTGATGTGGTTGATAGAAACATACTTGCTGGACAGATATTCTTACAACCGGCTAAGACGGCTGAATTCATTGTAATTGATTTCAACATCTTACCAACTGGAGCATCGTTCTCGGCATAAACAAAAAAAATGAATAACTAATATTTATTAGTATAAAAGGGAAAATAAAAAAATGGCAGAAGTATTAGAATTTAACGAAATGATGTTCACCAACTTCGAACCGAAGATGAAGAACAGGTATATAATGGAGATTGATGGAATTCAATCATACCTTATAAAAGCTGCAAGTAGACCTTCAATAAACTTTGAGACGGTGAAATTAGACCACATCAACACTTATAGAAAACTACAAGGTAAGGGAGAATGGCAAGACATTACAATAACAATGTATGACCCAATCGTACCTTCAGGCGCTCAACAAGTAATGGAATGGGTAAGATTAGGATATGAATCTTTAACTGGTAGAAAAGGATACGCTGATTTCTACAAAAAAGATATTGATTTCTATATGTTAGGACCTGTTGGAGATAAAATCGAACAATGGAAGTTGAAAGGTGCATTTATTCAAGCAGCTAACTTCAATGATTTATCATTTGACTCTAATGACCCTGCTGATATCGAATTAACCCTTTCTTACGATTACGCAATATTAGAATTTTAAGATATTATTCACTACTATCTATATTTTGAAAAGGTTCTCTTAGTGAGAACCTTTTTTATTTTATAACTTTTTGTTTTCGATATACTTATATATACAACTAATAAAGGTTAAATTATGAGCGAAAATAAATTTGAATTCCCAACTGAGGTAATTGATTTACCATCTAAAGGTTTGGGATACCCAGAAGGACATCCCCTAAAAAAAGGAAATATTGAAATTAAGTATATGACTGCAAGAGAAGAAGATATTCTTGCATCACAATCCTTAATTAAAAAGGGTGTAGTTTTAGATAAGTTATTTGAATCAGTAGTTGTAGAACCAGACGTTAATATCAATGATATTCTAATTGGAGATAAGAACGCTATTCTATTAGCAACTAGAGTATTGGGTTATGGACCTGAATACAAAGTAGAGATAACTGACCCATCTACATTAGAAGAGCAAAAGGTAACTATTGACTTATCTAAAGTAAAAACTAAAGATTTTAATGAGGAATTACTAAATTCTGAAAATCTTTATAAATTTAAATTACCAAAAAGTGGAACTGAATTAGAGTTTAAACTTTTAACACATGGTGATGAAGCTGAAATTACAAAAGAAAACCAAGCATTGGCTAGATTGTATAAGGGAAAGGGAGATGCTACATTTGATGTAACTACTCGTTTAAAGTATATGATTCAATCAGTAGATGGTAATAACGATAGAGGACATATTACTAAGTGGGTACAAAACTCATTCTTAGCATTAGATACTAAAGCATTTAGAAAATACGTTAAAGAAATCAGTCCAGATATGGATTTAAAGTTTAACTTCACTTCGGAGTTAACGGGTGAGGAGGAGGCACTCGATATTCCCTTTGGGGCCGGGTTTTTTTACCCTGCCGAATAACTACTCAATTCAACTTCATAACCAAATTTGGGAAATGGTTAACTTTGGTAATGGATTTACTTGGAGAGATGTTTACTTCATGCCAATACAATGGAGAAAGTTCTATTTTAAGAAATTAGTAGAATTAAAGAAAAAAGAATCAGCTGAATATAAAAAGGCTGAAAGACAATCAAAAGTAAGGGTTAGAAAATAATCCTTACTTTTTTTTTTATCCAATATTTATAAGAGTATAAAACTATAAACAGATTACTCATGTCAAAAAAGAAAATAAATGAACTAAATATGGCTTCTAGATTTATAGGGGATTTTTTCGATGGACTAAAAAAAGGTACAGCTGATAGAATGATAAAAAAAGCATCAGATAGAGGATTACCAAAAGAGTTTACTGATAAAATGGAAAAAATTAGAAAAGAGAAAGCAGATATAGATGCACTCATAAAGAAATATTCTAAATAAATAAGAATATAAATGGCCAACGATAGGGATAGATTAGAAATCTTAAAAAAGATTCAACAAGTTGAAGGTTCTATTAACAGAGCCAGAGAATCTACTGTCCTTACTCAACTTAAAATCAACAAATATGTTGATGACCAAAAGAAAAAAATTGTTGAATTAGGTAAAGAACTTAAAAAAGTAAACCAAACATCACTTGAATCATATGGTGGTGCCGAACAATCGATAGGTTCTATATCTGGTATTTATAAAAATTTACAAGATTCTCAACGAAAAGGATTAAAATTACAACAAGATACATTCGCAGCAGGTAGTGAACAAGAAAAATCAGCACTTAAAATATCAGGTATTAATAGGCAAATAAGTGAGTTATCTGCAGATGAGACAGTTCAAAGAGCAGCATTAGTTAGTTTAAGAGATGAGGAGATGAAGTCTGTATCTAAGGGGCTTCATGGAAATACAAAAGTTCTTCAAAATTTAAAAGAACAAAATAAAATAGCAATAGATAATTCAAATCTTACAGAAGATGAGATTGCGTCTATGAAAAAGATAGAAGCTGCACAAGATGCATTAAAATCTTCAATGCAAGCTATAACAGAAACTGCTGAAACATTTGTTACTAATCTAAAAAGTGCAAACGGTATAACTGGATTACTATTAATAGGTGGTGGAAAGTTTCTTGGTAAACTATCCGAAGTAAATAAAGAATTAGGGCAAGTTGGTGAAAGTTTAAGTGGAGCAGCTGGTAGTGCAACTGTATTAAGTTTTGCATTTGATGATTCTGCACAAACTCTAAAATCACTATCTGCCGAAATGGGTGGATTGGAAGATGCTACATTTGGAGCACAACTTCAAACTAACTTAATGGCTAATAATTTAGGTATTAGTGGTGCCGAAGCAGCAACATTAAGTGGTTCTTTAGCTAGGTTAAATGGTGGTTCATTAGAAACTGCTGGTAATCTCGCAGCTGGTAGTAGAGAATTCGCTAGAATGAATAACATACCAGTTTCTCAATTAATGGGTGATGTTGCTGGTTCAACTGAAGAGTTTGCACTATTTGGAAAAGATGGTGGTAAAAATATATTACAAGCTGCTGGTTATGCTGCTAAGTTAGGTAGTAATATGAGTACAATTAGTGGTATAGCAGATGGATTACTTGATTTTGAATCATCTATTACCAAAGAATTAGAATTAGGAGCAATGTTAGGTAAAAACATTAATCTTGATAAGGCTAGACAATTAGCAATGGAAGGTGACTTAGAGGGTATGATGAAAGAAACATTAAGTTCACTTGGTGGGATTGATGCATTTAACAAAATGGATTACTTCCAAAAGAAAGCTACCGCAGATTTATTAGGTGTATCAGTTGCAGAACTTGGAAAGATGGCAATCAACCAAGAAAAAGCACAAAACGTATCTAAATTAATGAATGGTGATTTCTCTAATATAGGAGAATCACTTAAAGCAATAGTAGCTGATGTTGGACCTAAAATGATGAGTTGGGCTGGTGGATTCCTAACAATGTCAGCTCAGGCAGGTCAAACTTGGACAGCATTTGGTGGTGGTATTTCAAAAACATTAGGTAAACTAAAAGGTTTCCTTGGTTTAGGGAAGAAAGCAGCCGGAGCGGCAACCTCCATAGCAGGTTCAGCAACCGAATCAGTAGCTGGTAACGTTGGTACTGGTGGTGGTGTAAGTGGTGCGTTAAAAGGGAGCGCTAATCCAGCCGGAAGAGGTGGAATCATGTCTTCGATGTCTAAAGTAAATATGGGTTCAGTTCTTAAAGGGGCAGCAGCAATGGTTTTAATTGCAGGTTCACTCTTTATACTTGGAAAGGCATTACAAGAATTTAAAACTGTTGGAGGACCAGAAATAGGAATGGCAGTAGCTGGTATAGTACTATTAGGTCTTACGATGATGGGATTGGGAGCGTTATTCACAGGTCCACAAGCTATTCTTATATTGAATGCAGCTGCAGGAATGTTCTTAATAGGAGCCGCTGTTGCCGCCTTAGGGTTTGGTATTAATCAATTAGCAAGTGGATTTAAAACTTTTGGTGAAATTGCACCAATATTAGGTGGTTTAGTATCAATGGTAGGTGGACTATTTATGTTATCTTCTGCATTTACGTTATTAGCCGGTTCTCTTGCATTATTAGGATTAGCGGGTATTACAGCTTTACCAGCGTTATTAGGATTGGGAATTGCAGGAGCAGGATTGGGAATGTTATTTGGTGCATTTGGTGGAGATGATAGTAGTTCATCGGAAGTATCATCTGTTGAAGATGAATCATTAATGTTTATAAGTGAACAAATAACTACGGGATTAAAAGGAGTTGTAGCAGCAATAGAAAATAAAAGTTTTGATGTTTATATGGATGGTGCAAAGCTTACATCTGTTTTACAAAGTAGAGTAAGTAAGGTAGGAAGTAATACATACTCAATAAAATAAGATATGCCAACACTAGAACAATTATTTAAAAATAGACAACTTCCCTCACAAGGTGGAAAGACTGCAGAAGAAGCATACGATATTAGAAATTCAAAAGATATTCGTATTTCAGCAGCTGACCCATTTGTGAATACAGTTGGTATGTCATTGGCTAGATTAGCTAGAAAAAATTTAGGAGCTAAAGGAAGTGAAACTCTTTTAGAAGAAGAAGTAACTGGAGCTAGATTAATAAGAACTGCATCAATGCCATTCATTTATGGTACTGAATTACCAAGATTAACACTTAGAACTACTACACTTTTGGACACAATGAGAGAAGCTACTAATGGTGATGTAGGTGGTGGTGGATTATTAGGTGGTCTTATCAAAAAAGGTAGAGATGCGGTACTTAATAGTAAATTCTTAGGAATTCCACAAACAATAATACCAACCAAAGTAGTAACTAATAAAAGGATTAAAGATGTGTTATCTGGTAATGGTGATAGCATAGAAAGTGGTCAAATTCAAAAAAATTATCTACAAACTTTAAAAGCTGCAAAAAAAGCTGGTGAAGGTAAACCATTAGGACAGTTCTTAAAAGGTTTAGGTGGTGGTAATATAAAAGATATTGGTAAACAAGCATTAGGTAGTGCAATAAAATTAGGAAAAGATAAGTTAAGAGGAGCATTATTTGGAGGAGCCCCTACAACTGGGTTTAATGGGGCATCATTAGCAGGTCTAAAAAATACAACAATAAATTATGGTAGTATTTCTATTCCTGGTGAAATCAATAGAACTGCTGATAATAATGGTGTAATAGATGTAAAGGGTTTAATGTATTCTAAGACATTTGATTTAAAATTACCACCAAAGGTAGAAATGCCAATGTGGGGTGTTGATTTAGATGGAGTTAACTCAAAAGGTACAGATACTAGAAAAGGCTTAGATAATAATAAACAGATTGATGCAAATCCTAACAAATTAGATTTTGTTGATATATCTGAAGAAGGTGGTTTAGGTGGAAGGTATTCAAAGGCTCTAAAAGACTTAGATACCCCAAATAAAATATTATTCAGTTCAAACCCTGATAGAAAGGGTAAATCATTTGCAAGTAAGGTTAGATACCCAATATCAAAGGATGATTTTATAGAAAAGAAAAGAGGTATGGGTCAAATAGCCGATACTATCAATACTAACAATATCTTTGAAGGTGAAACTCTTACATTAGGTGATGGAACAACTTTGGATGAAACGGATTTTGTACCATTAAAGTTTACTTCGGTACATACAAATAAAACAGTACAATTTAGAGCAACATTAAGTGGATTGAGTGAAACACTTTCTCCATCTTGGGATTCCCAAAAGTTTATTGGTTCACCATTCAGTAATTACACATATAGTGGAATAGAACGAAGTGTAACTTTTAATTTTAAAGTTTATTCATTAAATGCAGAAGAACATAAAATAGGGTGGGATAAAATTAACTTTTTAAACTCATTAGTATTTCCACAAGGGTATTATGAGTCATCTGCAGTAGTTCCACCATTTATTAAATTAACAATTGGTAATTTATATAAAGGTAAATTATCATTTATAGAATCTTTATCTCATACATGGGATGATAATACTCCTTGGAATATAACTGATAAAGAATATAACGTAACAACCGATGATGCACTTAGAATAACTGGTACTTCTGAAAATGCTGATATAGATATGAAAGGATATAGATTACCATTTATTACTGATGTAGCAATTACTGTTAAATTTTTGTTAAGTAAAAACAATACATCAGCCAAAAAATTCTATTCATTTACACCAACAACATAATATGGCAAGTAGATACGAAAATAACAAAAGTAAAAAAATTAATGATGGTAGGATTGTATATCGTTCTAAGATATATCCTGAAATTCCATTAAGAGATGATGATATCTATGTAGCAAGTGAAATGGGTGATAGATTAGATACTCTTGCATATCAGTACTATGAAGATTCATCACTATGGTGGATAATTGCATCTGCAAATAACATACATAATGCTCCATTTGGTTTAAAGGATGGTACAATTTTAAGAATACCACAAAACTATATTGAGATATTAGTAAATTTTAGTGAATAACAGTTATGGGAACATTTCCAAATTTTTCAAATATTGAAGAGTACGTTCAAACGAAATTAAAAAATCGTAAAAATAACCCGTACGCCATATCTAAGTTAAATGCTTGGGTAAAGGTAACATCTGGTGTCTCATCTTCCGCAGGAGATGGGTTAACGATAGTATCTAATCCAAATTTCAAACTATTTGCTGCTGCAGGTATTTCATCAATTTATGGAAACGATAAACAAAGTGGTACGATTGGTACAACTTGGGAAGGTGGTGTAGTAAACCCATCAGTAGGACAAGGATATAGACCATCTCCTACAATTGATTCAATTGAAATTGATGAAGGTGCTGGTAATTTAAGTAGAAAGGCCAGCTTTCAAATAAAATGTTTCTCAAAAGAACAAATGGAGTTAGTAGCTCAGTATTTCCAAGAACCAGGATTTAGTATTTTTTTAGAATGGGGATGGAATACTGTTGATGGAATTAAAGGTGTTATAAAAGACCTTACTGCTGATAATATCTCTGAATTTAATAATTTTACAAATGTAAATAAACGAAGAGTATTAGGTAAAGGTGAGTATGATAATTATTTAGGATTTATAACAGGTGGTGGTTTATCCTCTGAAGGCGATACATGGACTGTTCAAGTTAATTGTACTGGTTTTACGGAATTACCATCTTATTTAGTAAATGGTGATAATGCTGGTTCTGAAAAGGATAAAAAACCAAAACCAGAGCCTGATTATAAAAATCTAAGTAGATATGGATTGGACTTAGGAGAAAAAAGGTGGATGCTTTGTTTTAATGCACTACCATCTAGTAGAAAAACTCCTGAAATTAAATCATTAAGAAGTAAAAAAGATTTTTCACTTAGACCCATTCCAATTTCTAGTATAGTAAATTACATAAATTTTGACCCAAGAATAGCAGATTCTGTAAATGATAATGCAGATGGAACTATGGTTGGTAGATTTTTTAATAGTGGTGGTGCAACACAAGAAAGTGATGGTGATGGAAAACGAATTGCTATACCAGCAGGAACTCCACTTGTTGATGAAAATAAATTCATTAGATTTGGTACTTTGATGAGAATAATAAATCAAAGAGAATTAAAAAGTTTAAAAATTGGCTCAAAAAATAATGTTTCTATGATAGTACACTCTTCGGATTGTGTATGTTCTGCATTTGAAAAGATGTTTAGTACAGATAAAAGTAAATTATTTATACCAAATACCCAAATACCTAAATTTAATTTTATTAATGCTAAAAAATCAGAAGAACCATTAACTTCAGTTCCATCTGGAACGGGAAATATAGCAGATTGTTCAATAAAAGGTGATGGTTTGAAAATATCATTTCCATATGAGGGTAGTGTAGTGAATGGAAATATAGTTGGAGGAGCTGCTGCAGGAAAAAGTGTAGATTTTTCAAACAGATTAAACAAAGATAAGTCTACATGGGGGTTATTAGATGATTTATATGTAAATTTTGATTTTGCTGCTGGAATTTTAGATAGTACAAATATAACTATAAAAGATGCATTGTATCAAATACTAAATGGAATGTCATCTGCAGTTAATGATTTATGGAATTTTCAAATATTAGAAACTCAGGCCCCAAACAAAATCACAATAGATGGTCTTACAATAAAAAAAGGTGATAGTATTGTTTCGATAAAAGAAGTAAACTTTACACCAAAAGGAGAAGCTCCACCACCTTTTAAATTTAGTTTACTTGGTACTAATTCAATTTTTAAAGATTCATCTTTATCAATAGACATGAGTGGGGCAAAGATGAATCAAGTTATCGGAAGTAGATTAAATATAAAATCAAATCAAGAAACTCAACCAAATGTGGGAAGATTAAATGCAGTTGGTCTTACAGATAAGATTTTAGGAGAAGTTTATAGAAAAGCAGAAGATGCACAAGACCCAGGTGCACCTAAAACAGCAAATGCAGAAGAAGTAGAACAACGTAAAGAGGCTAATTACTTAAACTTCTTAGGTAAGTTAGGACAATATCCACAAGTAGATATAAGGAACTTTAAAGTTAAGACTGGAGATAGAGTAATCAGCTCTGGATTTGATGTTAATAAAACTTTATATGTTGCAATATATGATGATAAACAACTTTTAAAGTTAGCAAAGGGTGATGTTGGAAAGTATAGTGATATATCCCCATTACTACCAATTCAGTTTTCGTTTACTATTCATGGTATTAGTGGTATAAAGAGAGGAGATAAGTTTGGTGTAATTGGAATCCCTAAAAAATATAATGATGGATTTTTTCAAGTAACTGGTATAAAGCATACAATACAAGGAATGGAATGGACTACTGAGGTGACTGGTGGATATAGAAATACAAAAGGATTTTAAATATGAATATAGATAGATATAAACAACTTTTGAAATCATCTGATTATGATGAAATAAAAATTTCATCCGAAATACCATCTATAACAAAAACTCAGTATAAGAGAGGATATATACAGCGTAGTTTCATTCAAAAATCAAATGATACTTCCTCTAATATATTTGAAGTTACAAATGATGATGCTGGGTCATACTCACAAAACCCATTTTATATTTCAGTTACATTAGACTGGCGATTAATTGGAGACCCTATCGATGTAAGGAAATCTAATAAAGAATCTTTACGAATCGCATCTAAGACTATTCCTAAGATTTCATTATACTTACCAAATCTTTTACAATTTCATAAGAAATAATTTGGTTATTCCAATTATTTTTCTTATATTTGTTAGATGATTGTAGTAGAATCTAATAAAGAGATAGAACATTTTATGCAAATGTGGGA